TTTGCTTCTAGCAAAAACTCAGTGTCTCCAATAACCTTAACAAAGTCTGGCTCGTAATGATGCTCAACTATATAAGGTACTCGGTCTGAGTGATGATTCCAATCTGTTAGAATAGTGGTGTGTAAGGTATGTTCCCATTTAGAATCATAACCTTTAGGTAAATCTTTTTCTTTAGGTCTAATCTTGCGAGGTTTTCTAAAGCCAACCATTATATTATATCCGAGTATGAAATTTTGTCAAGGGGTTTAGACTTTAATTTCTTTTTAATTAGCTTACTAAACCATCTCGGTGTAAACGAAGAAACTAATAATTTTTTATTAGCAAAAATGTGGGTCTCCGTAGGTAAATAATTTTTATAGTTTGTAGTGTTTACTTTATTTTTTTCCTCATCAACTAACATAGTTTGAAGCCACTCGACTACAAATTGAATTGATTTTTTACGTACTGCTTTTGATTTTCTTCCATTCATATTGTTTGTTCCTCAACTTTAGGTTCTGATACAACGTCTGTAAAATATACAGGTCCTTTGGCATAGTTAAATACTCTTAAACCTTTCCCGTCATTTGAATCTTTACGACATTCAAATTTATGAGGACACCACGTACAACCATTTGCTAGTTTCATGTTACCTGCTTTACCTTCAGGCACAGTTTCATAACAAAAATCAGGTGGGTCTTCTGCAACGATACTAGTTTTGACTTGTTTAATTTTACTTTTAATGTTTGGTTTATCCATATCATCAGGGACAAACATAGTTAGCTCACCTGTTTCTTTATTCATAACTAAGAAACCACCTTTACTTGTTCCTTCAGCTTCCTCGTACCCTGCAAGCTGTGCAAGGTAACCGAACGCATCGTTCTCAGCAAGTGTGCCTTCTTTAAATTTCTTAAAGGCATAGCCTGATGCAGTCTTTACATCAACTACTTCACCATCAATCTTACAATCCATGTGCCCTTTAATACCATCAACAGTTATTTCTTTTTGCATTGATGATAGTTTGTGTCCTGATAATTTAACAAAGAACAAAAGCAAAACCTCTAGTAAATGTCCGTAAAGGAATTTAATTTGAGTACTTGCCTGTAGTTTCTCTGTTGTATCTGCCGGTGTGTGAGCATCAAACCACAGTCTACGCTCGGGCTTACCGATGTTAGACATTCTAAGATTAGCTTTACCTGTTCTATCTTGGGGCGTTGCCCAATGTTTCAGGGCATCAGCCATCTCTTTACCAAAATCTTCATAGTCTTTGTCTGTTATACCTATGTCTTTACCCTCGGTAAGAGTATCCAACAGTGAGTATATATCTCCGACTAAATTATTTAGATTCTTTTTCATTTTTTTCTGCTTCCTTAAATGCTTTAATTACATCGGTTGAAAATAACTTTTGTAAATTTAATAAGTACATTCTACTTGCTTTGTGGTCTCCTCCACATACAGTTTTAAATGTATCTAATTTTTCTACAATTGTTTTTAAAACATCGGTCTTAAAAACTAAAGTACAAAATTCATTATCACCAACACAGAGATTATGAAACCAGTAGTCAGCTTCGGTTGCTCTGATACCCGATGGCTTACCCCATGATTCATATTCAATACATATGTTTCCGGACTTCTGCCATAAATCTTTCTCAGATTTAACCTCAATCTTTTTACCTGTTAGCATCTCTGCTATTTTATCTTCACGTATTGTACCATACTCTAGGTCAATGTCAAACTTTTTTCTGTTTTCTTTAGTGGGTTTCACGTCAGTTCCTCCTGTGGTCTAAATATTTTTTTAATAAAGTTTTCTATGCTACTTGCTTGATAGTAAGTTTCATTATAACTACCATCAACATACATACTTCTCCATTTACCAGTTCCTATAATGTAATCATATGTATATCTTCTTCTATTACCTCTGCCGTCTTTTCTAGGTATAGCTTTAGTAGTCAAAGTAACCGTGTCTTTTTTTATCTTGTATTCTATTTGTTCATCTTCAAGAATTTTCTTTATTTCTTTTTTGGTTTCTATTTCGCTTTTAAATGTAGGTTTATCGGCTAATAAAAATCTAGTATAAAAATCTTCTATCCCTTTAGATGTGTAGTGTTTATCAGGATAGCCGTCTTTGTTCCATGGTGCCCATCTTCCAGTAGTAGAAAAGTACGCATATGTTATGTCATTAAAATACACCCAAAACATAGTTGACCCAGCTCCTCTTGTTAGTTTATATTCAATATCTTTACTCCTTAAAAAAATAATTACATCCTCTACAGTTTCATCTGTACTGTGGCTGAATAGAACTTCTCCCTTTGAATTTACTCTATTGAAACTCCAGTTATATTCTTGTTCTTTAATGTGTCTCACTCCAGTTCCTCCCTATTTTGTATTCGCCATCCATAGGACAACGAAGATTAAATTCTTCTCCTGCTTGTATGATACTCTTAACAGCAAGTTCTCCAGTAAACTCAGCTTGAGATTCCTTAACTTCTATCTGCCATTCATCGTGTATGTTAGCAACAAACTTATAGTCAATAGTATTGAGTCTAAGCAAGTCATCTAATATACCTAATGCTTTCTTCATAACAATAGCACCTGCTCCCTGAAGCAAAGTGTTGAGTGCGGCATGTGTATTCCTAATGTAGAGCTTCCTACCATCTAACCCTTTAAGGTATTTTTTGGCTGATGCTCTCGTAACCCTATCTCTAAGAGATTTAAATGCAGGATTATTATCGAAGAAATATTCTCTAGCTCGTTTACCATCTGCTGTATTTCCTTCGACCACTTTACCAAGCTTCTCATCTCCTGCTCCGTACATGAGTGCATAGATGAATGTCTTTGCCTGATTTCTTGATTTAAGTTTTGCAGCTTTTTGATTAGCTGTGTGTATGTCTCCATCTAATATCTCCTTAATATATTCGTCATCGTCCATGTAGTGTGCTAACATTCTTAGCTCTAACCCACTAGCATCAACGCCTAGTAAAACATTGCCTTCATCCACTACCCAACAAGACCTACACTCTTTACCATAAGGACTATGTACCGAAGGTACTTGAGCCATGTTAGGATTTCTATGCGTCATTCTACCAGTGATAGCACCGTTAGGTATAACAAACCCATGCACTCGTTCGTCATCTCGTACAGAACTAACCCACGAATCTACTTGGGCAATACGTTTCTGTATTAAAAGAAAGTCTGCAATAAGTTTTGCTTCGTGAATATGAGTAACCTCTGATAAAGTTTTCTCATCTACAATAGGTTGACCTGTAGGTGTAAACCTATCAGGCTTCCAACCAAAGTCTATGAGGTACTCACCTATCTGCTTACGACTGCCAAGATTAAACTCCTGTAATGTCTGTCTCATAAAAGGCTCATGGTTGAGAGTGTTTAAACACCTTGCATATTCATCATCGGTAAGACCACGCTTAGATAGCTGACCGTCTGTCGTCCTGATGTAAGGCGTAACTAACTTAGTATCTACCCACTTAGGTTTAAACGTATTGTGTACCTCGTCTTCAATCAGTCTGTTTCTTTTCTCTAAGCTCTGCCAATAAAGTTAAAGCAGACTTCATATCAAACTTAAAACCATTAACTTCTTGTTGCTTAATTATCTTAGCCACTGATTGCTCTATCTCAATACAAGATTTACTAAAACCTTTTGACTCATGGCGTAAAGCTTTGTATACCATTGTATTTAAAGTTACATCACGTACACAATACTCTAGCATTTCACTAGAGTAGTTTAAGTAATCAGTAAAATCAATCTTAGAAAGACCAAGCCTAAAGCCCCAACTCTCTAGACTATGCCCACCATCTCTAGCAGGATTAAATAATCTAGATAGAACAAGAGTATCAATAACTTCTTTACCACTAAGGTCAACGCCACCGAACCTTTCTACTAATGGAATATCAAAACCAATAATGTTATGTCCAATTAGTCTGTCGGCTGTAGTGAGAAACTTATATCCTTCTTCTAATTTGTTAGGAGGGAATTTAAATATCTCACCCGAGTCTGCATCTTGAGCTACAATACAATGTACAAGTGTAGCCTGTAAATCATCTGTCTCTATATCAAATACTAAATCCATATTAAAATGCCTCATCAGAGGACGGGTCAAACTCAATGTCCTCGTCTGTTAGTTCTGTTAATCTACCTGTATCTTTATCATAGACAACTCTAGCCGCAAGTCCTACATCACCAGTGTATCTTGATTTAAGTACACGAAGTCTTGTAGTCCTAGCTTCTTCGGGGTCATCGGATTGTTGATTCCTTTCAAGAGCAATCACACAATCAGACAATTGTCCGATACTGTTTGAACCACGTAGATGAGAAAGACTTACTTCAATTCCATTCTCATGTCCTTTGTTACCATCAACACGTCTTAGATGTGATACAAGAATAATACCTGCACCAGTCTCTTCAACTAAACTTCTTAGTCTAGTCATAATCGTATCAATAGCTCGTCTCTCATCACCATCATGGACGGCACTGACCAACATATGTAGATGGTCAACGACCACCCACCTGCAATCACAACCGATAATCATAAAGCGTAGCTTAGTAAAGATGTCGTCAATGTCGTTGGTTCCGAAGTGGGAATGTACCCATACTCTGTTTCGGTTATCACCATCGTATAGCATATCGAACATACTATCTAGTTCTTCTTTAGAAAACTTCTCACGTTCTTCATCAACATACAATCTTGCATTAGCTTCAATAGAAAGTATACCATCAATGGTACGTCTCCAATCTTCTTCCAATGCTATGATACCTACGTTGTCTGTAGTACTTTTAATAAGATGATGTTCTAGTTCTCTAGTCACACTAGACTTACCAAGTCCTGTACCACCTGTCAAAGTTACAAGCTCTCCCTGTCTTAAGCCATACAGCTTTTTGTTTAGTCCTTCATAAGGATAGGGTACGCTTGGTTTCTTCTCTCGGTTATGAAACT